TCTGCTTCTGGTTCTGGTTCAGGCTCTGCTCTCTTTTTTTCAAATTTGCTGCAAAATTTGTCAATGTTATCAAATTTTGTTAGTGTGTCAGTAGCCTCTCCGAAGTCTATAATGACGGCAATATCTCCCTCTCTGTTAATCATTACATTATCTGCATGCAAATCATTGTGATATAGATTGTTGTCTTGCAAACACTTATTTATTTCGAGTAATTTGGAACGATATTCTTTACACTTCTCTTGCGCATCATCTCCTGTTAGTTTAGATACCTGCAACGCATCTATACGTTCCATTTTGATGTAAAACATGAATGAATTGGACAAATCTATGTCTTCATTCACGCCGTTTTCTACATACCCATATTGAATTAGTTTTGGGGCCTTAAATTTGCATGTGCCCTGCAAATCGTAGAATTTTTGATGATAATACACTTCAGATAATATCTTGACGAGGACGGGTTGAGGGTCATCATATTTACTGTAAACGAACGTTTTTGTAAAGGTATTTTCCGCCCTATTTTCAAAAAAATACAATTTTATGCCTAATGGTCTTGTTGAATTTTGTCTGGCCGCAAATTGATATTTCGTTTTCTGGGCAACCATATCCCCAAAGTTTCCCTCCTGTATATTGTTAATATTTGTAATATTGTTCGGCTGTAGCAGGGGTGCCAACTGGTCTGGAATCGGCATAGGCGGGATCAGCATTTGCGGGATCGGTATAGTCGGGATCGGCATAGGTCGCTGTCTTTTGAGGGGTGGATTGTATTCAACACTTTCTGGGCTATCCGGTCCGATGGTCTCTGGGGAGCTTCTACTACTTATAGTTTCAGGCGAGCCTCTACTGCTTGCTTCTGAGTCCGTAATACCATAATCAGGTTGGGATGGCAGCTCTAACATCAACCCGCGCGGTCTCTTGAGCATATTAATATAATAACATATAAAATTTTTGTAACGCATATAAAAATTTTATTTAGATGTCCAATGAAACTGTATTACTCGCGGACTTCTTGCGGCGTCCACTGCGCTTCGGCATAGTTCCTTCAGCCTGTAGTTCCTTAAGGTCGCTGATGCTTATCGTGCTGCTATCGTTGTTGGTTTGTGGCTGAGGTGCAGCTTCTTGAATGTTAATGGTCTTTGTCTTCAACCCAGATAGGATGTCAGAAATGTCACTCGGACCCTTCATTTCCGGGCGAGGCTGCGGCTTTCTGCTCGTTCTATCTTGAACATCGGGGCGCTCAAAGTTCTCTCTAAGACTAATGCCATCATCAGTGAAGGAGCTACGGCTCATGTTCAAGTCAGGTCTGCTGTAGTTGTTGTTGCCTGGTCTACCCATGGGTGGTGGAACCGCGTTCGGTCCCTGTGTCTGCATGGGTGGTGGCGGACCCATTCCGTTACCTCCTGCGCGGCCAGAATCATTCATTATACCGCCCATGAACCCAGAAAATCCAGGATTTGAGCCGGCCATTGTGTTCACTGCCGCGGATTGGAATGAACGCATCAAGTCCGGATTTTGTCGCAAAATATCATCCATGCCGGGCATGGCGCTCTTGAACATGGTATTTGTCATGTGAACCATCATAGCACTTCCGCCCAACTGAAACAGCAGCTTTAACTCGGGTGCCATAGATGCCTTGCTCTTGTATTTCTCGTGCAACTCGCCAAAGATGTCATCATAATCGGTAATGTTTTCTTGGATTTGCTCGCTCCAGCCGTCCAACTTGACGTCAAAAGGGTCAAATTTGCCGTTCAAAAACTCGATACCATTGATAACCGCCATCAGCATATTGCCCTGAAACTTGACGGAGTTCTGCTTGCTCTTTTCGTCCATGATGGTTTCGTATTCACCCATCATTTCCTGCAAGGAGGACTCCATCGAGTATTTCTTAGACAGCTCCACACCCTTCTTCTCGAGAGCCTCGAGCTTTCTGAGATACTTGAACTTCTCCTTCATCATTTCTTCTCTCGACAACTTGGGCTCAACAGGACCTTGTCTATCGGGGTTCATCGGAATATTATTAAACTTGCCGTAACCATCCCAGGTCGTGGTGTCAGATTCGGTTTGGGACGTGGCTTGTCCAAGAGACGTGTCACCCTCCCCCAACTTAATGTTGCGAGGCTCGTCAAAAGACACACTTGGGTTCTTAAAGAACTCAGACTTAGGCTTGGAGCTCACGGACGGAGTAATATCAGCCAGATCGTTCAGCTCGTTTTCTAAGTTATTCAAATCGTCTAAATCAATATCGCTGGTTGGCTTCCGGCTTTCCTTAATTTTATCATTCATAAGCAATTCCAGGCCGCCCCCAAAATTGGAGGTCTTGCCGAAACCGCTGTTTCCGCCGAAATTATTGTCGTCAAAGTCGAGTTCTGTAATTTCAATCATGTCAGCCATTATATCTATTCATTAACTAGAACTTTTAATTTTAAGTCTTACGAATAATAAAATATATATTTTAATTGCCTTAGAACTTTTTATTGTTAATAAACCAGATGCCCTGTAAAAACGAATCAGATAAATCATCCTTCTTTTTATGTTTATTGAAGTACTCAATGTGTTCGTTGAATCTATCGGTATCTGTTATAATTCCTAAACATTTGGAGATGCCGAGTTTTTTTCTGTCGCTATAATTGGACTTATCCTTTGCATCACAATCTTTCAATTTATTGCCGGCAGAAATAAACTCTATGTGGTCTACAGTTATATTGGACATGATGAAATACTGCACGATCATGCCTTGAATTGTTTTCATTCTTGTTGCAATAGGGCTGATCTGATTTTCAATAATAACAAATTCTATTTTTCCCTCTGCATCGAATAGTTTATTAAATTTGGTTTTTATGTTTAACCCAATATTGAAGAGGTCTACGTCGGCCGCCTTTGTGGCCTCAATTGTTTGGAAATAACTCCCGCTAATATAATCATTAATCGCGGCGACCAATTCTGGCTTCTTAGCCTTTGACGAGTACTTAATATTGTGATTGTCGGCAATCTCATACAGTTTTTGAACCTTTTGTTTGTTAATAAATGCCGGTGCCTGTTCCGCAGACGGTATCTGTAGCGGTTGTTTTTTTGCATGCTTTAAACAAAAACACTCGTCACCATTCTTAAACTTTGCGGGTTTGTCACAGGCTATATTCTTTTCAATGAAACAGCAATTGATTGTTTCTTCTTGCTCGGATATATTGACGATATCCCACTTTGTTACCTTAAACCCGTCTGCGCCTGCCGGTTTTTCAAAAAGGCAAAAGGCCAGATTTTTGATGCCAACGTCAATTGACAAGATTTTCATACAATAATAAATTATAAAACTTATTATTATATTGTTTGCGAGGCTATTACATATTTTCATGCACATTTCTTACATATTTCCCTTTTGGTAATTCGCAGGGTTCACCGAGGGCGCAATCAATCGGGCATTTAACTGCTCTCTTGTTAGGTAGGGGTTCTTTAAATCGCTGTTGCAATATCCAAATCCGGGTTTTGCCGTGTCAAATGTGTTTTTAAATTTGTACGGCACATTATCAGACGGGGTTCTGTCTGATTTTACATGAGGGTCAAGTCCCAGCACATAGCACGACTCGGCGCTATTGTAGTTCATGATTTGAAGACCATTGTTCTGCAAGTATTGGCGGTAGTTCCAGTTTGATGTGATGCCCTCTTTTTGTTGGATTCTCTGATTCACAACCGCGGCCGGGTCCCAAGTGGCGTAGTTTCTTCCATCGCTCATAATAGGAGGGAAGTTGAAATTGATATTATTAGATCCAGAATAGCATACGCCCCAACTCATTTATATAACTACAAGATAAAATCTTATTCTGCCTCAAGCAATTTAAGCAGCTCGTTCTTTTTCATTTTTGCGGCATCTGCGGCCAACCCTCGTTCGGTAACAATATTTCTTAACTTGGGTAATGGTAGCTTTTTATAATCCACCGATTCGGCGCCGGTCTCTTCTTCTAAACTGATATTGATCGTTTTGAAATCAGATGCTGAGATATTTAAGTGTGTTTCAGCCTTAATCTCCTCTGCGGCGATGATGTCGCTTGATTGTATATCCAGTTGGTACTCCGAGCTCTCCGAGCTGGAGACTGATAGCGCCTCGTCTGTTAAATCGTCTAAATCCTCGAGTTCATTCAATCCCACATCTTCGTTATTGCCGGGCGCTGGAATATTTAATCTGAGGACCTTCACAACCTCCTCCTCTTCGTCGCTGGACTCGTCATCTGAGTCTCTGTCATCATGTGATAGTGAATCGGCGTCAATGTCTGAGTCGGAGTCGTCCATAACGGACTCGTCGTCTTCATCGCTATCATCGTCAGAAACCGGGATTAAATTGTCGACTTCTTGCAAATATAGAGATTTATTCGAATTCTCTAAAGGTGGCGATTGTATACCCATTTGT